AAAAGGTTACACCTTCTCATAACCTTGCTCTGAAGCCAAACTTCGAGGTTTACCCAACGAAGTAGACTTAGGCTTGGTCTTAAGAGGTTCATCACAGTACTCACTAATTTTATGATAGCACTTACAGTGAATACAGAGAACATTACGATCTAACTCCTCGAAAGCGGTTTTAGCAACCAATTTATCCTCATTATAAGGATCTCGAGTGAGTGATCTTCTCTCTAACTCATGCAACGCAACATCATTTTCTAAAAGAAGATTATGAAACAATGATGCCAAAGAACGAACATGGTGAGTTTTAAGTTCGGACATACGTTCCACAACGAGCTCATTTCGGCTATTTAACGTCACAACAGACGAAATAGCTAAAGAGAACTCTTTAAATGAAACATTCAAACGAACATAAAGATCACCTAACACAGTACCAGCACCAAGGCCACCAGCAAGTCCATTGACAAGAATAACACCTGCATGCGACTGACGAATATCAGCAGTAGTAGTAGTGGAGTAATTTGTAGCAGTAGTTAGCGTTACAGCAGAAGAATAGAGCCAGCCTGTAGATTTATCAATAGGAACTTCAAGTTCGCAACGATCAAAACAAACAGCTGTACAAGCATCATGTAGCCCAGAAAGCTGGGCTTCACTAGGTAACGCAATACCAGCAGCTATAGCACCATGCGCTTCACACCAGGCTGGTTCAACAGAACTAGCCAAGGTGAAAGCAGCAGTTTGCGCAGTAGATTGTCGTGGTTCATAAGACAAATGACAACGATTAACACGAAAACGGTCAAACAATCTAGCAAGATTAGTCATCCAAGAAGGCCAATAAAAAGAATTCACCAGTGACAAAGGTAAATCTTTAGAGACACCACCAGTGACTCCAAAAGAGACACCAGCGGCAGCAGCATCGACCTGTAAATTTCCAATCTTGAAGTGCATATCCATCGACATAGCATCATTTTTCCCTGTAAAGGAAGCACGCATACCAGCACGACGATCACGCATATTTGACACAAAAGCACCCTTCTTCCCCTTGGGGGGTCGTTTTTTTCGAGGGGGGAAGGGATTTTTATACCTCTCACCAGGCCTTCTACGCTGAACAGGCACAGAATAACCAGGAGGAGGTCTTTTCTTTTTCTTTTTTTGGGATTTAACTTTAGGAGCTATGATACCAACTAATTGAGGCATGAAAGTAAAATAGGTTATTTCATGCCCTGTACGGACATGAATAACATTATTGGGAAGGTAGCTGTTGTACAGCATCCTTGAGTTTTTGCAACTCTTCTCGTTTATACTGACGTCTAAGCTTATTTCTTGCATGATGTCGGCCTTTTGGGCGTTCACTTGGGGCAGATTTAGCTGTGACAGGAGTAATAGGAGTAGTAGGCAAAGGAGGTAAGGGAGGCCTCCGTAAGATACTCCTCCCCGTACTAATAACCTTAGAAGATTGTAAGGGTGGGGGGGGAGGTTTCTTTAACGGGGGACGTCGAATAACTGCAACTTCAGGAATAACAGCAACAGTCGATTGTACATCAACTGGTAAAATAGAATGCTTATTGTCTAGAGTAGGTATTAAAACACCTCTTCGTTGAGACTCTAGTAAAGGTTGGGCAACCACAATAGGAGATTCAAAGGATACTCCGCATTGCGTACAAATGCGTGTGAGGTTAGGAACAGTAATAAAACCACCCATGTTTCCTTCTTCACCAGAACGAGCTAGCTGGAAGATTACACGGGATGGTAAAATAAACTTAGGATATTTATTAAGGAAAGCACGATGTAAAAGATCAAAAATCTTTAAATCAACGGCAACACCATCAACAATAATTGTAAGTGGGACACGATCATCATAACAAAAATTTGCTAACAAAGAATAAACAATAGACTTTTCTCCATCAGGAGTCAAAGTTTCTGAGCTTAAAGGCTCAAAGAAATTAGCTAATACTTTCATAGGTTTGGCAGGCACAAAGGCCCAACCATTACGAAAGAAACCATGTTGACCTAAAAAGGAACAACCATCAGCAACGGGTAATAAGCCCGCATTTTTCTTTGACTTCACAACAATTTTATTCAAAGGACAAACAAGACTAACACGCGCACGGGATTTTTGAACATCCTCAGCGGTGAATTCCTTATTATAACCAGACAAATCATCATCACCATAAACATTCATGTTGCAATTACGACAAAACTCAAGAACAGCTTGAAAATTAGGAGGAACAACATGATATAAAACAAAATTAGAAAAAAGCGTGCACAAAGAATTAATATACCCAGTCAAAAAATGACCAGAGGTATTATAACCTGGCACTGATTGCTCAGCTATAAAACCACCAAAATTAAACATTTTAGTACCACACAAAGCCTTACGACAAAAATCAATAAAATTTTTCTTTGTAGAATCGGGCGTGGGTAAACGGCCTATAACGAGCATGGAATCGAAACTATTTTCCATTAACTCTTTCGTTTCACATTGATCTTGATGTCTAATATCAGATTCGACAACAAAATCAGTTTTTGACACATCAGTAAACAAACGTCTCAAACCACCATTATGAATATTTAAACCAATCTTTATCGGTGTATAACGCGCACAACCAATCATGGATTTACACACATTATAGAAAATCATTCTCAAAATGATCTCTAAAAGCATATAATCAGTAAATACCAAACGTGTTTCATCATTCTGTACCTTTTCCAACTTTTGACGTTCCATCTTACAAAAGCAATCAAAAACCTGTGGAAATATTAAATTTTCACCGTTTCCGACTTTATTAACCTCTTCTCGAAGGAACTCAACAGCTTGGAGACAAAGTAGAACATCACCCTTGGTATTATGCTTTTTCCCACAAACACAACTATCATTAAAAGGATAGCCACATGATTTATCAAGCAACCCATCGGACGTAAAAGTCTTAAGGGCCGAATCAAAATCAAGATAATCAGAGGGAGATACAGAACCAAAGGCCACACTAAGATAAATCTTCCATGCAGCTTGCCAAGACACAAAATTGAAAGTATTTTTCCTCTCTTCAGACATTTGTTCTGAAAGAAGATGCTTTTCAACTGAGGCATGACAATGCGACAAAGGAAAAGCACTCAAACAAGAATTAATAACAGATTCTGGTAGAACACGTAAATCTGGACGAGTATACTTTTTCGGCGGCCCATAAAACCTAAGGGAATTAGAAGGCAGCACATTTTTAAACCCACGAATGGTGGGCACAATTTTCTCATTATTTTTAATAACAGGAGGAGCATAATCTAGAGCTTCCAAGGGCTCACCTAATTTGTTCTTGTGAACATATTCAGCAACACCTTGAAACTCTTGAGTAACATCATCTCCGGTTTTACCCAAACCATCTTCATTACGAGGATTAGAATACAAATATTTATTTTCTTTGGTTAGGGAAATAAGAGCGATTGGACTGGGTGCAGCTTTTAATTCTACTGTTTGCACATCAGTAGTTCGATTATTTTTTGCATCGACAGCAATTGGGACAACAGGTTCAAAGACAACATCATCCTCCTCTTCATCATCCTCTATATCAGCCCAACGAGGGGCTAAACCAACAGAAGCATTAGTAGTATTGGCTACTGGAACAGGAGGGAGAGGCAGAATATTTTTCCTTTCAACATGAACACGTTCATCTTCGAACTCTAAAATAGGAATTTGAGTGATATTGGAAATGGGTTTCAATTTCGCCTTAGCTTTCTGCTCATTTTCATCTGGACCCTCATGGGGGTCAACAGCAATAAGAATTTCTCTTTCTTCATTCGCATTTCGCTGAGCCTTAAAACCAGAACCGCCCTTACCCTTACGGGTTGAGCGTGTTCCACCTTTACCAACTTTATTACCAGAGGAAGCAGCACGACGACGTGCACTAACCCTAGCTTGATTTCCACGAACCATTGTCCGGTTCTTTTGAGTCATTCCACGGGTGTCATAAAGACTCCCAATATTAGCATCCATATTTTTAAGATCCTCAAACTCATAAGAACCATTTTGATCACCATAAATAATTTCATTCGAACCAATAATAAATTCAATGAAGACACCTTTTTCTGACTCAAATCGCACATGAGTTTGACCATCTTCGGTTTCGTAAACTTCACGATCTCGAGAGGAAAAACCACGCTGATTAACAATGTCAGCCATTTGGGTGTCCGTATACTCATTTCCACGAGCCTCAGGATTTCTTCGAACGAAGGACCTAAATTTCACAATCATCTCCTGGGAAAAAAACAAACAATCATTAATATTTTTTGCCTCACCCTCAGCTAGATGCATTGCGACGACTTTATTTCCAAAGAAAAGGGGTTTACCCGAATCAGAGGAATAAGTGGTACAAGTATGAACATTATCGCGGATTAAGGATCCGCTAGATGGTATATCAAGTTTTTTGATCCCTTCGGTAACACTCCTAGTTGGAAGACCGTCTGTTAACATAATCACCGACTGAGAAATAACAGGAACCGCAAGGGTTAAAGTTGGCATAGTAGGTGCTGAAATAACAGCCCAATCCTCAACAGGATCAAAAAATAGTAATTTAACTTTCGTCTTAATAACAGTATTAGAAACCTTCGAAAACCAGTGGACAAAAATGCCCTCTGGATCTATAGGACGAATAACATGATAAGCCGTAAGAATGACACCAGTTCCATAACAGAAACCTGCACCAACGACTTGATCATCAGCAGTTGTAATAACAGCTTGACTATTCTTAACGATTTGTGCACTAGTTGGACAAGAAGTACTCACATTAGCTTCTTTCTTTGAAAGTTGAACAACGAATTCATAACCACCAAACTTCACAAAACGAACACCAGGGCATTCAGGGCGTGTAAAGCTAGTCATAGTTTGAACCATTGTTTCAATATAGTTCATCCAATACCGATCATAAAAAATGATAAAGGATAAAAGTAAAACAAAAAAAAAAGGAAAACACAAAAGGTTAAAAGAATATAAACCGATTTCAACCCTAGCTAGAAAATCAATCGCTCTGCAAGGTACTGAAAAATTCATCGAAACAACGAGAGAACAAAACCAATGCAGGAAAAAGAAATAAACTGGGGCCAAATATAAATCCCTAAACTTCTTACCTATAAAAAACAAAGGTATAGACACCAATAAAAATTGAGTCCATTGCCAATAAGGATGGAAGGGGGAATCAAAATAACTGCCTGTAGCGCCAAAAGATTCAATAGATAGAACTGGCTCATAACTACAAGCTTGGAAGGAAGGTAGCTGAGACCAAAAAAGGACACAACAGGAAGCAATTATAATAATAACACACCGTAACGCAGGTTGTATAATACGAATAACTTCAGACCATAATGATGCATGTCGCATAAGAATATGCAAAGACAAAACACCAATAATTACAGACCAAAGAAAATCAAACGAGTTAATAAAAGAATAATAAAACCCTCCGCCACTATAGTATACAAAAGCCCAACGAGGGGCTTCATACACATGAGTGGTATTCCAGACGGTTTGATTCAATAAACTCGCTTGCGATTTACCTAAAGACATAAATAAGGTCAAAAAGAAAATAAAGCGATTAAAATCACCTTGTTTAATCATATTATAACAATATTCAGAAAAGAAAGATGCAGACGGGGCATTTGAAATCGGGAGTGGTTTACCTAGATAAGTGTTGATCTCTTTTAAAGCCAAGGCATACTGCTTCCTATTTTCAGGAATCAGAGATTGACCGGCTTTACGACGAAGAACAACAACATTAACAGATGGATGTGGTGCTACATAAATAGCTTTACCAGAAAAGGTATACCACACAACGAAATTACCATTAGATTCAATGCACGTAACGTGCTCGCCCGTAGCATCCTCAAACCATAACTTAGATTTGAGTAAAAACTTCGGGACAATCACCGCAGTGTCACTACCTTCAGCTAAACCAGGGGCCGCAAGGGCCGATAAATAGTTTTTAAAAGTAACTTGACGCATAAGCTTATTAATTTTAGTATCATATACAACACCAGATAAGGGTATATAGATCGAATTAGACTTAAACTCCA